TCAACAGAAGAGCCAGTAAAGAACTGCCAGCACGGCTATCATAACAACAGCTACCATTGCTTTAATCATGCAGGTAGCCACCTTCTTTAAGACAAACAGTCCTACAACAAGGACTACCAATACCAGCGCATAATATCCAAAATCATTCATATCACATTATTATATAGTATAAACTACCAATCAGTATTCATCACCCTATTAACGATCATTCTTTAATGCCCTGCGGAATTCAGCCGGTATCGGAGTTTCAAATTCCATAGGCTGATGCGTTACGGGATGATAGAAACACAGTACATAGGCATGCAGGCACAAGCGCTGGCATGGATCATCACCATTACCATACTTGATGTCACCACACACCGGATGCCCCATATCGGCCGTATGAACACGAATCTGATTCTTACGGCCCGTTTCGAGTTTGAACTCCACCAGAGAATGAGCGGTGGTACGCTCTAATGTATGGAAATGGGTAACAGCATACTTGCCGCCATTATCCGTATCACTACTGTAAGTAATATAAGCCTTGTTATCTTTCAGCCAGTTGGCAACGGTACCTTCATCTTCTTCCATTTCTCCGGAAACCAGAGCTACATATCTGCGGTCGTACACATTATGATGCCAATCATCCTCCAAAGCCAGTTCCGTCTGCTTATCTTTGGCATAAATCATCAAGCCCGAAGTATCACGGTCCAGGCGGTGTACTACATGTGCCTGGCAGTTCTGGCGAGTCTTATGAAAATAATCATCAAGTACAGTTTTCACATTCAGAGTAGAATGACCGGCTGCCATACTCAAGATACCAATGTTTTTCTCGACAACAATCAGATATCTGTCTTCATAAACAATCTTAAGGTATCTGCTCTTAAATACCTCCTGATTCTTCTTTGTCTTGCTCACACTCACCTTCATACCCGGCTTCAGGGCATAATCAAACTGGGTAATGGTTTTGCCATTTACCTTGATTCCCCTACCCTGCAGAGTCTGCTTCACCTTAGTCTTGCTAGGTCCCTTCACATTCTCCATCAGCCATTCCAGCAACGGAGCAGGTTTATCTACCTTGTAATGCTCATATCCATTTGGGTTTCCGTAGCCATAAGCATTATTGGTATGCTTATTAAAATTTCCTTTTCTATTTTGTTGTCTCATATTGTTATCGATATCATTTTCTTAACATGAAAAACACAGAATCAATGCTGCATTTTCTCCGTTTCAGCCTACAAAAGTAAGACTTTTCTGCAAAATAACAAAAAGCCACCATGTTTTTAACTAAAAATTAGTAACTTTTGCCAATAAATCATTGTGTTTCAAATATTTTTTTGTAATTTTGCAGCTGAATAACAGAAATTGCAATGACGCAAAGAGAAGATAAAGAAAGAAACAAAACTGCCCGAGAATGTCTCGGAAAGTTTTTCTACGACCTTGCCAAGACATGTTTCTTGGTCATGGTTGCAGGTAATGCCGTCACGATATATTCTGATGGCGAATTAAAAATCTTCAATATTACCAGTATAATTATTGGTTTATTCCTTACTTGGCTTTTTGCATATATTGCTAATAAGGTATTAATTAAAAAGTAGAATCATGGGAGAAGGTTTAACAATTATATTTTCCATTATATTGGTACCTGCACTGGGGTTTGCTATTTGGCTTCGTACTCCGCAGGGTGAGCGTTTCTTGAAAAGTCTAGACTAACAACTCGATTCTTTCAAGGCATTAATAGTAGTAATAAAAAAAACAAAAATAAAAGTACAGAATAATAAAAAGGAATGATTACAGTACAAAATTGGGCATCCTAACTATGTAAGTCTCTGTGTATCAGCAATAGTAGTAAAATAACAATCCTTTTATTTTACATAAAAATGCCACAAAAAGGTAATTTAAGGTAATCTGAGGTTACTTTTTGCAAGTAATATGCAAGTGTGGCTTGCATGTAGATTGAAGGATTACAAAAGAAATCATCGCTATGAAGGTATATGTAGAGTCAAAGACAAACAAGGTATTTTTCTCAGTAACCCACATGACAAAGAGGTTCTATGTCTATACCGGGTTGCAGACAACCGAGAAGTTCACCGGCATGATGTTTCCGAAGTCTGATAAGTCAGCAAAAGCGAAGACGAGAAGACTTGCTGAGCTGTATGCCAAGTGTGAGAGCTATGCCCTTGACCATCATGACGAGTCGCCGGATATGATGAAGGAACATCTGAAGGAGATCTGTACGGGAGCAAAGAAAGAAGACAAGTCTCCGTTCCTCAGTTTCATGAAGGCATTCGCTGAGACAAGAGATAGGCCGAATACCAGGAGAAGCTACGATAGGACATACCGATGCGTAGAGGCATACGACGGTAAGTGCAGTTTCAACACCATAACCAAGGACTGGCTTGAAGGGTTCATCAGGCATGAGATGGATAAGGGAAGGAAGGCCAATGGTATCTCGAACGACATCACACACATCAAGGCAGTATTCAAGAAGGCCATCGATGATGGTAAGACGCAGAACTTTCCGTTCCACTATATCAAGCTCAAAAAGGAGGAAACCAGGAAGCGCTGTCTGTCACTGGAGCAGATGAGAGAACTTAGGGATGCCAAATTACACGGCAAGCAGGCTCTGTACCGCGATTTCTTCATGTTGGGGTTCTACCTCATAGGTATCAATGTTTCGGACCTCCTGACACTAAAGAAGGAGGATTTCCACAATGGTAGGATAAGCTACTACCGAAACAAGACAGGTAGATTGTACGACATCAAGGTTGAGCCAGAGGCTATGGAGATAATAAGCAGATACCGCAGCAGAAAGCCGCAGTACCTGCTCAGGTTCTTCGAAGACGCAGGAACTTTCGACGTGGACCACTTCACGAACAACATGAACCGTACGCTGAGAAGGATTGGCCCGAAGGATCCTAAGGATATGAGAAAGTCATCACCTCACCCTATCGACAGCAAGATTTCTTCGTACTACAACAGGCATAGCTGGGCGACGTTTGCGTCAGAGATAGGTATTTCACTCGAAACAATCGGTCGAGCACTGGGACACTCCGTATGGGAGAAGACGGTTACAGCCATCTATGTCAAATACGACAACAAGGCAGTTGACGAGGCGAACCGAAAAGTCATCGACTATCTGAATAAACAGTAAAGAAAAACCCGGCGTCGACATAGGGTAAGTGTCAGACGCCGGGAAAGAGAGTAGCAGCGAAATAGTGCTCTGCCTTAATTCACATACAGCATTCAGATACAAATATACAAAAAAACTGAGATACGCAAGAAATTACTTGTTGTTCATGCTTTTATTGTATTCGTCATTTTTTTCGTTGGATACATTTTTCGAAATCGACTATATTTCGTTGGATACATTTTTCGATATCGGCCATATTTTCCTCGCGAATCCTCATATGTTCCAATAGGCCACTTGTAGTAAGCTTTCTCTTACAGTAGAGAACCTTAGCCTCCGCTAAGCGGCATTTTTCTCTCCATAAATTCCTGTACAGGCATACTAAACTAGCATATCTTGAATATTGATGCAGCTGTAAGAGATTATCATTTGCATTCTTCTCTGCCTCCTTCAGCTTCTCCTTTGTCTCTATCAGCTCTATTTGAAGCTTCTCCTTGCAGCGGAGGATGTAGCAGCATACGGTAGCAAGGAGAGTTATGAAGAAGCAATCAGCAAACATGTTCCAGATTCCAAGAAAGGCTTCCACAATACAGAAGCATAGCCCGATGACAATGCACACGACAAAGATGTCGATGCGGTCGAAAATCATTTTTAATCTTTCTTTCATACGCTACAAATCGTTTTTATAATCGTTAGAAATAATCCAGGAGCTCATTACAATATTGAATATCAGCAGGAGAACAATGATAGCCCAGTACTGCCCGTCGGTAAGCTCTATGGTAAGATAATCAAAATCCTCGAAGTTCTTTCTGTGCCATTCCTTTTCTACAATCGGACCGATATACTCGGCGTACTTTTCGAGATTTACAGGATTGCTCATAAACCAGTCTCTACTCTTAACGCCTACGACCGGGCTATCACACCATGAAAATGCGTTGCACCACTTGACATTCTTGTTTTTGTCAATACCGACGCACACGACAAGTTCATTCTTGTTGCCGCCCTGCCAGTATGAGCGCTGCTTTTCAACGATTTCTTCCGGCTTGTTCGTAAAGAACAGGACGAACACCCTAAACTGCTTCCGCTCGCCATAGTATCCGTTCAGCCATCTCATCGCCTTCTCCTGATTCTTCGGGATCTTCAGTCCAAGCACAGGGTCCTGGTCATAAAGAACGATATCCGGATACTCGAACAGTCCAAGCTTTCGTGCCTGCTGATAATCAATATCCTCAAACTTGAAAATAGAACGTGAGGCTTTCACTTTATTCTTATAATCGTGCTCAGAAGATAATGTGTACGAGTTTTCAATGGAACCATCCCACGCCCATTCCTGAGCATCGCCATCCTTAGTGTAGTAATCCCTGTGCATATCAATGAACACGCTTTTGGTTCCGAGAATCTTTCTGACTACATTAAACTCGTTGTCGGTCATGAAGTATTCTTCCTTGTTCCTAGCATCAAAATAAGTCCAACGTTCAGGGTGATTGTCTACGTACGAACAATCGTATGTTTCCGTACGTTGATTCTTTCCGCTTCCAACGGTCCTTGTACACGTGCGGTGTATGTACTCATTCCAGGCATCGTAATGACGGATTCTTGTAACGTAGCTTCCGAGATACTCCGTGTCAGCAGCATTTGACTGTTTGAACACGAACTCCATGAGGATACCTATGAGGATGGAAGGAACAATGAGTACTGCGTATTCCCACCAGGTGGTCTGCTTCCTGAAGAAAATCAACAGGAAAGCAGCAACCACGAATGGGATTAGGAATATGAATATTTCCATAAGCTGTTATTTCTTGAACAGGTCTACGTCGTTATCCTCTCCAAGCTGCATGATCATCTTTGTCTTGGATGAGGAGATAACCTTGTATTCGATAGGTTTGGTGTCAGATATGAACCACTTCGCCGGATATGTCTTCACGAGCGTCTCGTGCTCACGGATGATATCGAGCATTCTCTCCTGTGATGTCTGAAACTCGGAGCGCTGAATCTCTATGGACTGCATGAGGTCCTTGTAGAGCGAAACGTCGAAGTTAGGATTACTTTCCTTGATCCACTTCATAAGAGAGCCGTCTCCCTTTGAGTATCTGCCCTCGATAAGTTTCGGATAGATGGACTCGAATGCGGACTTGTACTCATCCGTAACCTGTGCCTTCTGCTGAAGAACCTTCCACATCTTGTCGTGAACACCCTCAATCTTGCCACGCTGAGCCTCTGACTGCTGGCGAAGTGAGATTTCCTGGTTGTTGTAATGGAAATAACAACCGATAACTGAACCTGCGGCGAGTACTACTATTGCGAGTACTGATGCCAAAATAATGTTTTTTACACTCATAATGTTTAAAAATTAAAAAAATATACTTAGTCTTTTATTTTAAAAATATCAATCAACACAAAAGCACCTAGGAAGAAGAACCAGATGCTCTTCTCTCCGTATGCCCTACTGACGTCAAATCTTACAGTCGGTACTAGGTAATAAGAACCTTTCAGAATATCGCAACTGAAGGCTATCATTCTCTTTTCGGTTCTGATTTCCAGACGGTCAGTACACTTGTTTAGTCTTATTTTCATATACTTAATCTTTTTGGTTTGACAACTTGTTATTGAGTCTGATGTAGAAGTCTTCCTCAGACTCTCCGTTCTCCTTGAAGTCGAGATTGTTTTCCTCAACGAAGTCAAGGATAGCCCAGACGCTCTTCCTGCCAAGATTCCTGAGCTTCATAAGCTCTGACCTTCCCCGGAGATTACGAACCAAGTCGCCTACGGTATATACGTCGAAGCCTTTGAGTGCATTCAGGATGCGGACAGAGAAGCCACAGTCCTTTAAATCCCTGGAAAGGATCAGCGGAGGAAGAACTGCGCTACTGACAGGCTTGTCTCCTTTCGCGCGCCGGTATTCGTCGAAGCTTACCTGTAGCGACTTGATTACCTTCTTCAGGCGCTCAACCTCATACTGCAAGGTTCTGTTCGTTGAGAGCTCAGCAATGGCAATATCCTCGTTGTAGGTGAGTTTATTGCAAGTCTTTTCTACAATCTGCCTGATTCTCGTTGCAGACACGCCGTACTTGATTGACAGTTCGTCATAGGTCATTCCGTTAATGATGTCCTTGAGAAGACTGGACTCACGATAGGTCAGATTCGGTAATACACCAAGATGTGACATTGCATTAATTACACCGAACAGCATGCCTACGGCGTTTGCAGCCAGCTTGCCGTTTGCGGTAGCTCTGTCTCTCAGTTCAGTGAGCTCTACGTTGATTGCGCGCTTGCGATACTCGACTTCCTTGAGCTTCTCGTCAATCATCTTCTCGTTTGCTGCAATCATCTTGTATTTCTGAGCATATTTCTCGATATCCTCGCTGTTGACATACAGGATGCCGTGTTCACCTACGTAGCTTCCAAGGATGCCTTCCTTGATGTAGTTGCTGATAGTCTGTCTTGATACTCCCAGTATCTCGGCAGCTTTGTTTCTTGTTATTCTTGCCATAGAACTAATGTTTGTAGTATTTAACTAAATGTCATATTCCTGACATTATGAAAGTTTGCAGACAATCTGATCTTGCGCAACCTTGTGACATTCTCTGGAATTGTAATCTTGGACAACATACATGATTGCCGGGCGTCCTTGTGCCATCATGGCTTTATAGCTACCAAGCACCTCTATAATCTCACAAGGTATATCTTCATATATAGGACTACCGATTCCGACTTTTACAATATCTCCAACACGAAACTTGGAATTTCTTACTGCGTACTCGGTTGCCAGATTATTCATATCTTCTCTAAATTTGTTACATAACGCCATACGGCGGTTAGTAAGCTCATCAAGTGGCATCCTACATTTCTCTACGAGCAAGCCGTCAGGGGACTTTATTCCTATCTGTCTTGTATCATACTTCATAATCTCTACAATTTATGATATTAATATTCTTTTTTAAAAAGGTTATATGAAACAGGCAATAGACCTCTGAGAGAGTGGTTCTCCCCCTTACCCCCATCAGTCATTGAAACGATGAGAGCTTGGTAGGAATATTCCACTCGAAGTTACATGAACCCAGTATAATGAGCCCCTTCGGTCGGATCGGTTGCCAAATCGTACAGCACCTAATCTAAGCAGCTTTCTAGGTACGCCTAGCCCTGCCCGCCTTCTGCCTTCAGTTCCTGCGGTGTCACCATGCACCTCTTGTGACGTGGGTTTAAAGTCTGTGTAGCCGAGTGTATTTAGCCGACAAGCCACCAAGACTACCTGTCAGACCGAAAAAGGAAGAAAACCCTATCCTTTGTTCGTGTTGCGCTCCGAACTCTGGATAGGGTTTCGTATAGGGAAGTGAATAATCACTTAAATATACTCAATATGTCCGCTGCTTAGTGCGCAACTACTAACAAGCACTGCAAAGATACGACGATTTTCTATTCCGTGCAATATTTCTGTTTTCACCATAAACCGTACTTATTAAAGTAAAAAGTGAGGACAAACGTTTTAAAGATACTGGTATAGCTAGATGTTTCAAGCGAAGTAAAAACAGCTGATTGCAATATTCATTAAAGTACAGAATATTTACAATTAACGTAGTTTAAGAAAAAAGTGTGATTTTCGTTGCTTTTTTGGTGGTTATCTTAATAAAATAGCCGCCTATCTGTTAAGTGATAAGCGGCTAGTTGTGGTCTAGAACTTCCATTCTATTATCTTGTATTGTACATCAGGAGATTCTTTCTTCATAGCTAAATATCGCTGCTTGTTACAAATTCCGTTCGATTCAACTTTCCTTATTAGTTCCTCTGCCTCATCTTTATCTCCAAACAAGTCGGCATCAATTCTTGAATTTGCATAAAACAATCCTGGACGACCGAAGAAGTTGCTTGTAACGACCGCAATCTTTTCGTGGTTCTCGTTGTAAACAGCCACGTAATACACATTTCTTCTGCCGGGAATAACTTTCGAAAATTTCGATTTTAGTTCCTTGAATGAGATTTCTTGATGAGAAGCGTTATCTGGAAAGCAAAGGGAAATCGATTCTTTTAATTGCTCGTCAGTTGGACAATATATGTAGTCAGCAAGAATCGCCTCTCCAAGATTATCGCACTTGCTAATGTCGAATAGTAAACTCTCGCCGTCATCAAGAAGTGTAATATGTTTTGTTTCTCTTGCCATTCGCTAATGACTTAACCGTGCTGTCGAGGGCTGTATGGGTTATTAATTGGCAGGAGCCGAAGCTCCCTATTTTTGGCTAATCGGGGCCGTTTAAAAAAATCCCCTCCTACCCTCACGGGCAAGAGAGGACACTCATTTAAACAATCTAGCTATGAAAAACTAGAAATATCTTATTTCCCGCACTTAACAACTTCGAAAACACGATGCTCTCTGTCGGCGGAAAGTCTATTACCTTCTTCATCGCATATGTGGCCATCTTCGTTGACCCATAGCTTCTGGTTGAACATTTCTTCGCACATTCCCAGGATCTTAAGATATTCCTGTGCCTCGAAGATGACGTTCTTGCCATCACGCTCTGCCCTCTTGAAGTTATCGATAAGATCTGGATTCAGGTCAGGTGCAGTGATATCGTACTCATCCATTTCATCGTGATAGTGGATGTTGAGAATCTCCAACTCTTCCACCATTGCGGAGTTCGTACCAATCTCGCCAGTCAGAGCCTTCATAACGGTCTCCTTTTCTAGCTTTTCGTACTTCTTCCGACACTCATTGATGAGTTTATTCAACTCTTCTACTGTATAATCTTCTACCATATTCATTATTTTAATTGGTTAAACAATGGCAGGAGATGGCTTCTAACCACCTCCAGTTTTAGCTTAATCCTCATCTATACCGTTATCGAGGTCTTCTTCATAGACGCCGAACAATCTCAGTGTATTGCTGTCAATCTCGGTCTTACCGACGATATAGCGCTGTGTCATCTGGATATTCGGCATACCGTTACTAGTATGTCCCATCATGACGGCAATCTGCTCCAACGGCACTCCCTTCTTTGAGAGATTCGTTGCGAACGAGCGTCTGCCGGTATGGGATGATACGAACCGATACTTCTTTCCGGTCTCTTCCTTTCCAGCTTTGAACACCTTTGTATTCGTATCTATTCCGCAGTCACGACAGATATCGCGGAGTGCTCTATTGAACGTCCTTTCACCTATCTCACCCGGAAGAGGCTCGTCACCAGTACCGCATACGAGGAACTTGCGGAGCTTCTTGTGAAGTGGAACCCTTACCTCGGTCTTTGTCTTCTGAGTAACATACACGAGGAAGTGTCCGGTATCATCTATGTTCTCTTCCGTCATTCTCTGGCAGTCGCTGTAACGTGCGCCACAGAGACATTCCATGATAAACATTCTCTGAACATATCTTTTTGTTTTCCCGTGAGGGTTGTACTTTATGATTCTGTTTATCTCCTCATCAGAGAGATATACAGACTGGACCGGCACAGCCTTCGCTCTAAGTATTCTGCCGAACGTAGGACTAGGAATTTCCCTGGTAGCATCGTTCTCACGTATCACAGCCTTGATGGTTGCACATACGGTTCTTGCCGAGTTAGGAGCGTAGTTCTCCTGGATCTTCTCGAAGAGGTCGCGCAGATTGTCGTCTGTGATGTCTTCCCATAATGGCTTATGTCCAAGCATCTCTTCGAACATCCTTACAACCTTAATAAGCTTCGGATATTTCCAGATGTATGCGCCATAGAACGTGTCATGCCTCCAGGCGTTGCTGTGATAATTGGCGAACCAACCCTGCTTGATGGCAGTCTTGTACTTCTGCTGCTGTGTGTAGCTAAGAAGTCTCTCCCAATCTCTTGTCTTGATTCTTATTTCTTCTGTCATAATTCTATAATTTTGGTTACTAGTGGCAAAGATACGAAAAGTTTATAATATAAACCATCGTCTTTGCCGTTTTTAACGCTAATTTAACCTTCCGAAGCAGTCTGCTTCTCGACTGATACGAGTCTTAGGGTAGAACCATTATGGTCATTCCACACACGCATGTAGTCTTCCGCCTCATCCAATGCATCTTTATATGATTCTGCCCGGAATACGTACGGATTCTCCTTAGGAATGAAAATTCCATCATTGTAGGCAATCTTATACTTTGCAGCATAGACACCAATATAGCCGTTCAGCTCGTCGTTCAGACTAGTAGCGATGTCTGCAAGAAGGTCAACTGGTATATCGTCATCGATAGCTTTTGCTTCCGGGAACTCAAACCCTACAGAAGTGCATCGGCTATGAATGATAGGGATAGCTGTATCGCTGTCGCCTACTTCTACGATGTTCACCTCCCTGTTGTCGCCGGCAAGTACAGGCCAATCGAACACCTTTCTGCTCACATTGTGCTCTCTCATTATCTCACGGATGGTGCATGCAAGTTCCATCTTTGCTGTTGAACGCAACTCATCAATCTTGTCTTTCAATACTTTTCTATCCATAATCTTAATGTTTTGGTTTAACTTGATGCCCACCGTTTCCGGCAGGCTTGTTTGGCTTAGTCTTTTCTTTCGATATCAAGACCCGTAAGCACGCCTTTCATATAGGCTAATGCCTCTTCCTTGCATTCCGACAGAAACTTCTGGCAGCCATCAATGATAACGCCATACTTACCGCTCGGATAATTCTGTAGAGAGCACGAGTGGTAATACTTTCCGGATTTCTCCTCGATTTCTCCTGCGAGTCGCTTCCCTTCGTCGGTCTCATTTGGACGATTTTCTGGGTACTCATCGTAAAAATACTCGTGCCATAAATCTAGTAGCATATCCTTGCAATCCTCCATATCTTGCAAAATATCCGATAATTTGTATGGCGCGCCGTTAGCACCATGTCCATCCTCGCCAATCCCATTTACTGGCTTCCTCGTCAGGATCGAAGTCGCTATAATATTGATACAACTTATCCATGAAGTCAGACTTATTGCCATTCTCGAACCAAATTGTGGCGATGAAATCTTGGTTTTGTGGGGAATACTTCTCTAACTCGACGCAAACCTCACCTCTTTCGTTAGGTGTATCGTCAACATTATAACTCCATCCTAAATCCTCTGCTAATTTTAAAAAATCATTCATATTTTTAATTTTTATTGGTTAATACTGGGAGCGTGAAACAATAATGTTCCACGCCTTGTTCGGCTTTACACCGGCAGAGACACGATGTATTCCTTCTTCTTCTTTCGTGTTCTGCTCTTCACAGTGAATCCACAAAAATCTCTCAGCCACCCGGCAGCATTGCCGATGAAAGGCTCGTTCACCATAAGGATAGGACGGAGCATTCCGTTCTTCTTCATGAACTGATAGTCGGTGAAGTCGAACGGATCATCCAGGTCCTCACTCTTCTTTGCCCATATGTTCACGTCGAGATAGTCAATGAAGTCTCCCTCTGGCGGGTTATCCATCTCGATGAATCTCTTCGGAGTTAGGAGAATCGTCTCCTTAGGCTCATGGGTCATAAAGAAATTCTCTACAACCTCGTTGAACTTGTCCATGTCCATCTGTTTCTGGACAATGCCCTTTCTCTTCATGATGTCAGAAGCTTTGAGCATTCTTGTACCTCTTCTTGCTGTTGCCATAATTCAAAATTTTAATTGGTTAAACATAGTACCCTCCGAAGAGGGCATTTGGCTAGTGTGCGAGGAATCCTACCGCCTGACCTTTCCCGATGGACCAGCATAGTCTGTCTTCCTTCAGACACTCTGTACAGTTTCCGGTACACAGACGTGTTCCTTCCGGAGCAGACGTTCCGCTCTCGAAGATAGGATGCGCCTCCGGAAATCCGTGGTGGTTATCCATCTTAAGACCAAGCCATCCGCTGAATAAGATGTGCATGTTCTCAGGAATGACGTTTCCATCATCAAGGTACTCGTTACACACATCGAACATCTTCGTGAACGCCAGGAACTTGGTATCCTTATGCTTGCGAGCAATCTCGCACATTTTGTCAAGATACCATTTATTCTGGATGTCACCGCCGATATGGAATCTGAATGCTCTAGGATAGCGGTAGTTGAGGTAATCATCAATCTCCTTGAAGAATCTCTCAGGATCTTCGTGGTAGATTGCTGAGTTGATAGCTCTCGTCTTGATAACCTCTTTATAGATGAAGTCGTTGCGGAGGTCGTAGCAGCTCTTTGCACAGATTGCGCAGTTACCGCAATCCATTACAGGGATAAGCGATACGGATGGGATTGCCCCCAATTTGTTGTTACCATCACTGATCTTGACATGCAAGTCGCTGACGTTCTCTACTGCGTTCTCATAAGCTGCCTGTGCCTTTGACAGACGAGTCTTCATTCCTTCCTTACCTAATGTCCAGTAATTTCTACTCATAATTCTAATTTAAAATTGGTTAAACTTGGGGAACAAAAACCGGCGTGTCTCACGACAGACCGGCTTGAACCATTTAAACAAAATTTAGTTATGATATGAGTAGTCAGCCGCTTCTAGCGACTGGCATGTTTGGCTAATCTTTCGGCACATTCCAGTGAAATGAAATTATAGCTTCTCCATTATAGATGGAGAATGTTACGAGAAGTTTCATATCTTCCTCGCGCTCGTCATCTATGTACTGCTTATGCTCCGAAATCACTGCGGTAAGAAGGTGACAGTCGTCTCCCGTTATATTTCTGATTACCGCATTTCCGAAATCGTCAAGCTTATCCATACTGCGGAATGGCTGCGGAATGCATTTAAGCTCAACAAAATTATCCTTGATGGTAGCCATTACCGGGACACCGGCAATGAATCCGAGGTATGTATTCCCGGAGAATGCATAGTTTTCATCATCGAACATGTTCTCTTCCCACCAGTCAAGCATAACATTCTTGTTATCTAGAGGAGCAGGAGTAAGCTTGCTCGTATCAATCATCTTCTTTATTTCCTTCATAATTCTTTATTTTTTGGTTAAACATTGAATCGGTTACCGAATCAGTAACCGACTTTTGGCTAGAATGGTCCCCGGCTGGCGCCTTGCTTTAATAGTTCGATCTAGAGAGCTTTAGCTCGAAGGATTACCTCCAGTAGTGACTGGAGGAGATCCTTCGTTGAAGAAGCTATTGTGAATTTCTGCCGAGCCACCATTCTTTAGGCGGCGAACCTTACGTCTGATGATTACTTGTTCTCGCTCTTGGCTTTCTTCCACTCAAGAATCTTGCCCTGGATGTTAATGCCAGATTCCTTGATAAGCTGCTTGAGAACACCGAGCATTCTCCAACCATCTTCGTCGTATAGCTTTGCTTTAGACTCAAGCTCCTTCAATGAGTTGGTCTCTGACATCTTGCGGCCGTTCTTCAGGAATCTTGCTCCGTGGAACATGATGAGGTTTCTCATCGTGTAGTAGGAACCTGAACCCTTGTAGGCAGTAATGAACGCATCAGCCTGCTTGGTATCCCATGCGAGATGCTTGCGGTTCTTGTTGAACTTGCGAACGGCATCGTAGAGTTCCTTGTAGGTTTCTACAGCACCCATCTTGTTGGCAAGGTCACGGAGAGGAGTGTATACCTTTCTCTCCAAGTCATCGACGAAGATGTTTTCGTTTTGAAGACGGATATAAGGATTACCCTTGCAGGTATGCTTGTATGTCTTCTTCTTTTTTCCATCCTTGTCTTCCTTGACAGTGTAGATGCACTTGTCGTCAATATAGCTGCGAAGCTTGTTAATATAGTCAATAGCCATATCGTGTGCTACAACTCCGTTGAACCAGCGATTTCTCGCCTTGAGATTCTCGTAGTCATTGTGGTCACACATCTTCATCTGAGCATACAGCTCGTTCTCCAACATGCGCCACTGGTACTCGTAGCCTTTCTTCTGCAATACCTCGTTGAATGACTTGCCGTCCTTCTCCATGTCTCGCAACATGTGGAATATCTGACTCATCACCCAACGACGGAAGAGCTTCCAGTTACTTACGTATCCACCCTCGACAATCTGCTTGCCTACCGCATCGATGGTTGCATCGTCCATATCAACAGGAACAGCCGCACCATTTTCGATTTTGATAAGCTGATCATCACCGAGAGGGAAATATTTACTAGTATCAACACCTGCTGCCTTAAGAGCTTCGAGACGCATCTGCGCCTTGGTCTTCTTACCGGTAGCTGCTGTAGCCTCTACATTGTTAGTTACGATGTTCAAGTTCTCACCAGTGATTGTTACAATCTGCTTCATAATTCTAATAATTTTAAATTGGTTACTAAAAATTTATTTAACTCTAGTGGATGAGGCTTACGCCCCACCCTTGTTTGGCTCAACCCAGTCTCTGAGGATAATCAGGTCCCTGTCATTTTCAGACTTCCAGAACCATCTTCCCCACCTGTTCTCCCATGCAAGGTTGCCTCTTAGAAGCTGAATCAGTATGTATAGCTCCAGCTTACATCTAGCTACCTCTCGTCGCTCACCATACATCATATCTTCGTCTGAGAGCTCTTTCTCGGGCAAAGCCTTGAAGTAGTAGCGGCGATGGGATTCAGAACGCTCAGACGGCACAGAATGTTTGTATGCCATATATCTCTGTTCTATTGCGAACAGGACTACTGCATGTGTCAGGTAAGGTGTATCTTTCGGCTTATCTTCCTCAGACATTACTATCTTACCATTCACCCTACATGTCCTCTTCTGGAAGTTGACGGTGAACTTAGCACCATTCTCAACTGCATTGATAATCTCGTCGTATGTCATAATTCTATTGTATTGGTTAATAGGGATAGTGCTTATTCTAGCACTATCAAATTGGCTTCTTCGAGTTCATCCTTACTCAGTACATCTTCGTCTTCTCCGACGTGGATATAGAACTTATCTCCGTTCTCCCACTCCATTGCACGCATATACAACCAGTGAGCATCCTCGATAGAGAATCCGTCTGCGCTTACTGAATCAAGCATCTCGCCCATGCAAACTTCTGACGTTTCGTACTCTTTCTTGATTTCCTCAAGCTTCTTTAGTAATCTGCTGTTCATAATTCTTAAATATTGGTTAATGGGAGTGCGCTCAGAGAATCTGTTGCGTAACTATAAGGTCTTGATTAATACTGTATCTAAGTCCTGACAGATCCAGGTAACCACCTGGATCTTCAGGATGATTGATACCGTATTGTACAATCTATTCTCCTTGCGCACCATTCGGCTCGCAATAACCTAGTCTGACTCAACCTGATACGTTGCATTGCTTTAAGTTTTTGATTAAGGGCGTGGCATTGTTATGAAGCCAACCTCAGGAAGCGTACGCTTCCCCATCCTTGGCTTCAGAATCAATGAAACGTTCGATGAAGTCTCAGAACTTGCCAGACATCGCTGCAATGCGCATGACTTATCTCATGTATTATGTTGCATGGATATATGTTCTTGATTCGATCCCGTGTTTGGATACCTGCGCCTGCGGGGATAACGGCAGGCGGCAGGTATACCACTCACGTGATATTAAACCTCATACTCTTGATAAGTCGTGATGCAATTCACATGGTTGTTTGCAGGTACACTCATAGGTCTGTTGTCTTGCTACAGGCTGATGATTGGAACCAGCTGGGTTTACGCGGGGAGCATCGTTGCTCTAAGGATGACTCCCCGCGTTATTTACCCAGCGGGTATAAATACGCAACCTCCTTGTGTACCTCGTTTGGCAATAACGTTGTCTTTATCTGAGAGCGTGGCACGTAGCTATAGCAGCTTGATTCGAGGGCTGTTGTAAGCCGCCGGAGTACCCGGAAGTGTTCCGGGGAGGCCGGCGGCATGTAAACAGCACTCATAAATTCACTCTCCTCTAAAGACTACCCTCGTGTTAGGGTGATTCCCTGACCGATGGCTCGGCACAATACTTTATGTTTCTGATTTGACACAGGATTCGCCAGAATAGGTGATCCAGGACAATGCGCCTACTGCGCAGCCGTCCAGGATCAACTACTCTGGTTAAGAGACCTGTTGCATAAACTTCAGCCATCCGTCAGGGATTAGTGGTGTGCGCCACCGGTGGTGGTCATACGGAATGTCACATTTCTGTACTTCGTTGATGAGCTACGCCTTGTGCGGTTATATGAACATCCATGCATTGTCGGATGTTCAGATGATGTTATAGAGGCGTCGCCTGAATCGGTCCGTCCTTCTCCCACGTCCGTGTGCTCGGTTACAGAGTCTGCCGGTCAGAAGATACTGCGCATGGCTTTATAAGTTCGATAATGTCCGGTTTAGGACGAACAGAGGACCATCTAGGTATTAGATGGTCCCTGTACTCCGCAACCGGGATATTTAAAACCTTGTATCTTCATTCCGGCAAATCCTTGCGCTAGGATGCTCATCTACAGAGTATTCACCAATGTGTTGTACGCTGCCCTGCTCGTTCGCAAGGCATTCTGAGCACAACCTATCGATAGATACCCCTTGATTTCGCTCTCTGTCTTACTCCTGTTGGCTTTCACGTTCCTTCCACGACCTCGGTCTATGCAACCTACAGCCTGAGTCTTCACGTATCCGAGACCACCGACCTTTCTCTTGCCTGTCTTGACCGCACGGATGCAGTCCATGACGAAGGTGTTGAGCTTGTCGATGTCCTCTTTCACGTTTATGACTGGAAGAACCTGAGTAGACCAGGAATAATCGCAGTACCCCTTGTAGAGATACCTGTTTACTGCATTGATGGCTTTCGTCATCGTGGTGTCACGTTTCTTTATCGTCCTCTTCTCAATCTCCTTCTGAAAGGTCTTGATGCGTGTGGACGACAGAGAGATATTGTGACCCTTGATGGAATATCCCAAGAACTTAAACCAGTGATTAGCATCAAGATACTCAACCTTCTTCGGATTGAGCGTCATCTGCATCATCTCCAGCTCGCTCTTCATGATATCCATGGCTTTCTCATAGTCTTCACCGACAAACAGCGTATCATCTGAATAGCGGACGTAATATCCGTTAAGCTTAGATAGCTTGTCGTCAAGATGATAGAGAATGACATCAGCCAGCCATGCAGCAACAGAACATCCCTGCTTGAGGGACTGATACTTCTCACAGAGGTTATTGTCCTCATCGAAATAGATATCCGTGTGATAGTAGTCACGAATGACATCTATCAGCGCAGACTTTCCGTACTTCTCCTCTACCTTGTCGAATGCCCAGTCGATGAACCGAATAGGCACGGAATCAAAGTACTTGGAGAAGTCACCTTTCCATCCGATGATTTTACCATCTGCCGAGTATATTATCCGAGAAACATCTTGCACCACACGACCGCAGCCGATACCCTTTTGGTATGACGTACAGCGTGGATGCACCATCTCTGGCATCAGCTCGAACAAGAGGTCGTTTGCTATGCTCAAGAGGATTCTGTCTACAGGTTCATTCACATAGACCGTACGGAAATCTCCGTTGTCTTTCGGAATCTTGGCTGTATGAGGCGGCATTATCTTGTAATTTCCGCTCTTGATCCTCTGATACATGGCCAGACGAGCCTCAGGTGTTGTAAGCTGATACATTACTGCTTTGTTCATGTCCTTGAATAAGCCTTTCTCGATAGCATACTGCCATCTGGCTTTCTCGAAGAACATCTCTAGGATTCTGTCTTCATTCATAATTCTTATGTTTTGGTTATTGGTAGGGAGATTACTCTCCCCATTTGGCTAGTCGATGTGCTGATAAACATCTCCTCCCTGCTCTTTTTCGTTGTCAGCATAAAACTCCTGATTAGAATCAAGCTCTATTTCTTCGTTTACAAAATTGCTGGAATCGAGAACGATGACAGAATCATTGTAGGCTGTTTGTACTTGTTCAAGCGCATCTTTCTCACTCTTGGCATCGACGCTGACAATCTTGTTTAAAGTCTCTGTGACTGATACGTAATATCTCTTCATAATTCTTAATAATTTATTGGTTAATAATGTCAGAGGGATTGCTCCCTCCGTTTTTAGGCTAATGCGTCCAATACTCTGTGGGCGTTGTATGCGACAGGATTGCTGTATTTTACCCTCTCCCACTTTTTACGCTCACAAACTTTCAAGCAATACTCATGTGCTATATTCTCTGATAGTGCATCGAACGTGTCGTGTGTGACATCTGATGGTTTACCGAAATAAACTCTGTAACCATCCCTGTAGCATACTATACGTCTGCCAAGTCTGTAGATTGTTCTACTGCCTTTCTCTACAAATGTAATTCTTTCCATAATTCTCTGTATTTGGTTATTGGTAGGTAGCCAAATGGCTACCAATTTTAGGCTTCGTTCCATGCTTTCCACGCTTCATCCGTATTCTTGGTGATTGCCTCGTTCCAAAGTTTCTCCAATTTATAGAAAATCTTCTGGAAAGCCTTCGATGTTGCCTTTGGGTCAATGCGCTTGCCGAGATAAGGTCGATTACGTGTAATCGTAATTTCGTCCTCGCACCAGCAACACCTGATCATCCCATACTCCGTAGGAGAACAACCTAGGTAAATTCCTTTTGCGTCATAACGCTCTTTACGTAACCACTTCGGGTAAGGAACGTAAATGGTCCATGCGTCAACACAGAAACGGAACTTCTTTCTTGTGTCGTGATAAAGTTTCAATTTCATAATTATTTGTATTTTGGTTGATAGAAGAGGAGCATGCAAGCTCCCCTTGTTAGGCTGCATCTTTCGTCTGTAAGCCGTGTTCTTTGATAACCTCTTCTATGAGGTCATCAGCATCTTCGAAGTACTCTCCGCAACAGGATTCAATCTGCTCCCACTCGTAGGAATCAGAAGATTTACCGTCCTCGTACAATTTTGTATACGGGCGTTTCTTTTCTAGGACGTAACTTTTTACATCACCCCACATCCACATACCAATATTCTTGACTTCGCTCTCAAACAGCTCGATGGCACGATTCTTCCAGTTCTTGGTATTCGTATCCACCATCTTCTTGAAGCGCTCCTTGTCGCAATAGGCATATCCTCTAACATAATCTCCCTGGCTATATCCACTGGAAGACCACTCGTAGAATGCTATATCCTTGCAGTTTTCAAGGAGATTAATAAAATCATCTTCTTCAAGCTCTTCTGTAAGCTCATCCCTAACATCCTCGTTCTTCAGTTCGTTAGGAGTGAAATCTCTAATGTTGTACCACTCGTTCTTGCCGATGCTGAATCTTGATTTTCTTTCAAAACTCCACATGTGGCACGACTTGTCGTATTCGAGACACAGATGATCGCAATGAAACATACTATTGATATACTTGATAATCTTCTTTTGTGGAACATACTTGCAGACAAGCTCTTTCAAGGCAGCCTCTGCATTTTCAGCGTCGACTTCACTGCTACAACCACGAGAAAGTCCCCTGTTGTATCCGTAATCAGAATAGTCCCAGAAGTAAACGCCTGCCAAATCCCATTCTGTGCAAGGGCATTCGGCATCCTCATCCTGGTAAATGGTGATTCTGTAATCACCGATTTCCTTCTTTGCAAATTCGTAACTCATATCTAATATCATTTAAATGGTTTAACATTGAATATCCCCATGCTAGGGGATATTGTTAGGCTTCCTCATAATCTTCCTCCATCATAGAGTGAATCTCTTCAAGTTCGTTCGAGAAATTGTACTTGATGTTGTACGTGCCGAACGCCTTGAAGTACCACTCTTCAAGGTACGCTCTGTCCTCGTCAGCCTGCTCGCTGTCCTCTGCCGAATCAAGTCTGGCTACCATCTGAGGATAAAAATCGTAGTAATCGTCGCCATCGTAGTCCGTCGCCCAGAACGTACCTGTAACGTGTCTAGGATAATCGTTGTACAGATTGGCAAAATTACCATCCATGCGCTGGTCATTAAGATGGAGATATTTCTTCATCTCTCTGTTTACCTTATGGGTAAACTCCCATGCAAGAGACTGGATATTCTTTCCGTACAAATCGGCAATGTATTCTTCCATGTCTTCTGCGTCATCGAAATTCTCCAGGCATTCGCGATAGAGGCCTTCGATTGTCTTGGCAAAGCTTTTTACACCGATATAATCGGCTACTTTTTCGATAACCTCACCCTTGCTGTTCATAACATATTCCCAAATATTCTTTTCCATAATTCATCTGTTTAATGGTTCATAATTGTTCCCCACGATGATGTGGGGAGTTTTAGCCACATATGGCAATGTCGCCATAATTTCTGTAGAAATGCTTGTATGCCTCAAGACCACTTGCAGCTTTCAAGTCTGTGACCTCTAGCTTACCGGTATCCTTGCGTACCTCTGCAATAGAGAATGAATTGTCGTGCGTCCACTTGATGAGGTCCACACGCCTAACAGGATTCTCTACTGACTCAACGATTTTACACTTCAGTAAATCGTCATTCAGTATTTTCTCTAAATCACTCATAATTCTGTAATTTTTTGTTAATAGAAATCCCCACCCGTGAGAGTGAGGATTGGTTTGGCTAATCATCGAAATCACTTTCATCCTGATCGTACCACCAGTCCTGGAATCGATTTGCAACCTCTTCCAGTGCATACTTGGCAAATGTGTCGTAGATATTTCTGCTCTCGCCCTCGTTAAAAGGAGCATACAGAGCCTTGCCGATAGCATCATAGGTGACAGATTTGTCGTCCTTGAAATTCCCGAATCCCTTAATCATCGTGATAAGGTCTTCTCCCAAATCATCGGCAAGCTCGTGCATATTCTCCATGATAGCACTCTTGTTCTCGTTCCAGAACTTGCTTGTCTGATAAGGATAACAGAATCCAGTGTACCCGTCATTTGCATTTCTGCAACTATCGAGAGAATTCAATATCGTGTCTTCATCGACACCACCAAGCTGCTCTACTACGGCATATGCCATCTTTACGAATGATGGATTATCATTTTCCTTGATAAACGCATCCCATACTTTCTGTATATTCAT